GAAGTCTCTAAGTTCTTTGTCATTTAGTTGCTCCTGTTTTTTCTGCAGGTCATTAAGATCCTGAAGCAAAGACTCTAGGCCTTTGATTTGTCCTCTAATATAATGAAGTTGCTCTAATTTGTCAACGGAGTACACTAGGGTATCTTTTAGAGATTCTACTCTCTGATCAACTAACTTTTTTACTATTCTATAATCTATATCCATTAATTTCTTTTCAAAGCTATTTTGTTTTTACCTTGTTTTAATAGCATAAAACCAAACTCATTTACAATAACTTTTAATATAAGATCCATATCATATTTAGGATAATCATCAAAAACGAACACCGTACCAGCATGAGATCTTTCTGCAAAAAACATAGCTTCTTTTACTACATCATATGTTTTATGGGGTCCGTCAAAATGAACTAAATCATATTTGTTTCTTATTTCTTTTTTATCTCTGTAAATAGGAACACCATCATGAAAACGTTTCATAAATTCATCATCACCCATAGGAAACAATGTAAAGTTTTTATAATTAATATCTTTAATTAATTGAAGTTTCATATCATTCGTATAATCACAAGTATATGAACCAGAATTATCGTAATGTTCGTAATTTAAATTGCCATAAGGATCAATTCCAATATGCCAATGTTTTTTAAATACTAATTGATTTAAAATTATCTCAGTTCCTTTACCTTGTCGAACTCCAATTTCAGCTGTAAATAAATCGTCGTTATCTAATGATTTACAAGCTTCTTTTAAAATTTCGTATTCTGTGCTGTCTCCTTGGATCATACCAAGTGTATATACTAATTATATGGTTTGTAAATAGATTTAATTCTACCTTGTGATTGTAATATTTTACGATCGCCTTTACTCATTTGATCTAATTGTTTTTCTGAAAACTCATGTTTAGGTTTTTTAGTAAGAAATTTTTTAAACCATGTCCACATTATTTTTTACCATTTGTCTTAATTAAATCTGTTGCTTTAATTCCATAGATTGCTGCAACAACTGAAACCCATAATGAAACTATCCACCAAGGCATCTCTTGTAATTTTTGAAAATATAAATCTAACTTTGCTTGTATCTCTTCATCTTCAGCAAATACAGAATAAAATAAAATTGCTAGAGGAGATGTCAATACTAAAAGTACAAATTCGTCCTTCCAGTCGCCTTTTTGATTTTTTGCAATCTGTCCACTGTATTCAATCTCGCCTTTTTTCATCTTTTCAGCATGGACAATAGCCGCTTCAGACATAATAATTTCAGATTTTTTCTTGTTCTGATAAATTTCAGCTCCTGTTTTAAGTGCAGTGCCTATTAAAGACCATGGAAACATTAAAGGACTCCTTTAAAATTCATTCCTCTAATTGCGATTCCACCTCCACGTTTTCCAAATGGTGTGTGTTCTGCGTGTCTCATTGAAAATTCTTTTTTAGTTTCAGTAGGTTGTTTAACTGCTCTACCTGTGTAAGCATAAGTAACTTTGTTCTTTTTAAATTTTTTATATTTCATAAATTCTTCTGGTGGGATCTCAGGAGTTTTTCCACCAGGAACAGGTCCTGTTGTTTTTTTACCTTTTACATTTGTTTTTTGTTCATCAAAATATTTTCCTTTAAATGCATTTACTACTTTGCAAGGAGGCATTGTGCCATCAGGACACAAACCTCTTTGATTATCTCCTACACCTATTGTAGGAAATTGAGGAACTGTAGGTCTTGCAGGTTCATAATCATTTAAATTTTTTCCAAGAGCCATACTAGATGCTTTTGGTGCAAATAAGTTTTTTGCTATTGTCAAAGCACCCATAGGAAGATTTAATGCTTTTGATGCTCCATACATCAAAAGACTTTTTCCTAAATCCATAGAACCTGTAAATTTATCTTTTAATGAATCTGGTTGACTTGCTTTAGAAATAATATTAGCTTGTCTTTGTCTTTCTAAGCCTGTGTCTCTTTCAACAGGTCCTACACTGCCATAACCTTTTGCAGCTCTTTCTTTTGCTTTAGAAGGTGCACCCATATCAGCACCACCACCGAATTGTAATTTAACTGGAGGTACGTTGGGGTTTGGCCCACGTTTAGGTGGTGGGCCAGATCTTTTGCCAGAAACTTTATATCCCATTACGCTTTACCTTTTCTTGCTTCAGATAATGCAATAGCGATTGCTTGTTTTTTATTTTTAACTTTCTTTTTTGACTTACCAATATGTAGTTCGCCTTTTTTAAATTCTTTCATTACTTTTTTAATTTTAGCTTCTTTACCATATTTAGCTTTCATAATTTTTCCAGGTTTCATAGATTCATCTTGAAGACCCATGCCTCTGTTTTCAGCCATGCCACCACCCATTTTATTATCAGGTTTAAATTTTTCTTTTGCATAACTGTAACCTGCACCAACACCTGCTCCAATTTTAACTCCTGCATCTATAATTCTTCCTATCGGAGATCTTTTAAAAATACTTTTAGTAGCTTTTTTTATTGTATCGCTTGTTGGTGTACTTAATGTTAATCTTCTATTTTTAAAAATATCTGTTTTCATACCTTCATTTTTTCCAGTAGATAATGTTAGTCTTCTATTTAAAAAATCACTACTTGGACTGTTTTTATTTATAGTTGTAAGTAAGTTTGAGTAGGCTTTATCTAGCCCCAGTTTTTTTCCCATTTTGTTTCTCCATTTTCTCACGAGCAACTTCTAATCTTTTATCAGATTGCTCATCTTGTGTTTCTAATTTTAATCTATCAAAATCTAATTTCTCTTCAAACTGATCTTGGTTTTGTTCTATCTTCATATTACCCTCTTGAGCACGTCTTTGTAAATCCATAGCTCTTAAATCGAGTTCTCTTTGTTTCAACATGACAATTGGGTCTTGTTTTTGGCTTTCAACCATAGATTCTTGTTGAGCTAACTCTGTAGTGATTTGTGCAATACGTTTTGCAACTTCAGAATTGAACATAGCTTGAAATTGCTGTGGGTTTTGTTGTGCTATAGCCATTAAATTAGGATCCTGTTGCATCATTGCCATAACTTCAGCAGATGCCTTCATAGAAACGTGTTGAGAGATGTGTCCTTGTAAATTTGCATAAACCATAGGGTTAATTTGTACCATTCTAGTTCTCATAAACGCAGAATGTGCTGCAATATGAGCATCATGGTCTTGATCTGGGAATGCTACTAGCTGTTGCATCTGTAAAGCTTCCATATTTTCAATTGCAGGGTCTTTTGGGAACGGTTTTTGCTCTGGTTTTAAGATTTGTGGTATTTCTTTAGTGCCAAGAGCTTCATAAACACGTCTATAAGCTTCATGTAGGTTATGAAGTTGTGGATTTGACTGTGCAATTTGTAATTGTGTCTGTGCAAGAGTCACTCTTTGTGACATTGAGAAGATATTTGGGTCTGCAACTGGTAAAATATCTACTCGGTCGTCGAAATCTGCCATTTTAATCACTCTCTCAGCCCCGTAGACAGCGTATGGATACTCTGGTGGTAGGTATTCAGCTATAATTTGACCTAATAGTCTAAATTCTTGCTTCATTGCGTAGTAACAACGCTTATGAATAGCCGACATAACTCTAGAACCACGCTCTAAAAGAGCAATTGTAGTTCCAACTGCTGCTTGTTGGTTGCCATCACCGACTTGTTGGTCAGCAATTGATGCAAATCTTCTTCCTGCATCTACACAAAAACCTAAAAGATTGAATAAAGTAGTGCTTGGTTCTTTAAAAGGCAGTAATTGAAACTGATCTCTGATGTTTCCGCCTGGTGCATCGACATCTCTGAACTCTCCAGGTTGAATTGGTTGGTCATCATCTCTAATTCTCATGCCTCTAGACTTAAATCCAGCAGGTAAATTCGATAAAGTACCTGCATCAAGTAGTTGTCTTAGAGCTGTAGTTGCTGTTCGTGACAGGCCACCGATCATATGAATTAAACCAAAGCCATAAAAACCTAAACCAGGTAAAAATTTGTAGTGTGAGAAATATTCTTTTCTAACAAATTTAGGATCACCTTCTTTGTAGTTTCTATAAATAGCTAAAATTTTTCTAGAACCTTCTTCAATAGTTACTATGTAAGGTATTTTAATATTGATTTTATCATCATCGTTCTCTGCAATGTAGTCAGATAAATCTAAATCTACATGCATTTCTAAAATATTATAAATATAATCTTTTGATTCAACAGGTTTAATACCTTCTAGTTCGTTATACTTATCTTGAATCTTGTTATCTTTCTTTTCTGGCTTCATTAGGTCTACTTCTTTGTAGAAACCTGCTGCCATCTTTTTTAACAAATCATTTTCAGATTGTTTTAGTACGTGTGTAATTCTTGGTGCATCTTTTAAATCCGTTGCATAATACGGAACCACTAAATCTTCTGCAGGTACAAATTTAGAAACTGCTCTTTCTAGCATTGCATCGTAATATATTTTTTTAAATGCGGATCCTGCTAGTGGTAAATAAAATAATAACTGATCAAACTCTGGAGTGTATTCTTCCATCTTTTCCATTAGCTGATAGTTCATAAAATCTTTAACTCTTTCAGCTTGAGATTCTGTTTGTTCGTTTTGTACTCCAACGATTCTAGTTTTTACAGGACCATCAGATGGTAATAATTCTTTATAAGCTTGTGCTTGGAATTGTGTAACGGCTTCCGATAACAAAGGATGAGTAACATTACTTGCTCCTTTGAAAGGTTGTGTAGTCGATGTATATTTAAAACCTAAAAGGTCTAAACCATTTCGATAAGTATCTTCCCAATCTTTTCTAGATGTTTTATCACTATCATATTCACTGATTAAATCAGATGCTAACTGTGATAAAGATTTATCATCAATTTCTTCTGCAAGGTTTGCATAGAAGTCCTGTTCAGTTTCTTCTGTTATTTCTTCTTCACCTTCTTCAGGTGGTAAAGTTACAACAGCTTCTTCCTCAACATCAACTTCTTCGTTGATTGGATTATCGGATTCTATCGCCATTAATATAATTTAGTTGGTTTTAACTTAACCATCTTTCCGCCTCTAGCTTTGATCATCTTACCAGCTTTAGCACCACCAGAGAATCCAATATCAATAACAGCTGATTTGGGATCTGTAGTAAAGATTTCATCAGCCATAAAATTTTTTGCTCTTTGAAGCAAACCAATTTTACCTTGTTGAGTTCCTTTACCACCTCTCATGATAGCATCTGTATAGCCTTTGCCACCTTTCATAGCAGCATCAGTAGTCATCATTTTTCTAGCGGAAGACATTTTGTCTTTTGCAGTGATAGTCATATCGTTACCACCAAGCATTTTAGACGCTCCGTAAGCTGCAGCTCCAATAGCCGCTGCCTTACCAGCTTTCTTCAATATTTTTTTTAATTTAGCCATAATTATTCTCCTATAGGTATATTGGGAGAGTGTAAAGCATTTTATAACAAAAATCTATAATAGGGAAGCAAAAATATTCTTTTCGTCTACAAAGCCACCTTCATACATATAAGCTTTCATAGGTAATAGGAATTTTTTAAGAACTTCATCATTTGCTATTAAAGTAGGCACCATTTCATAGTTATCAGGATTATCTGGACCCATTTCTTTTATAATTATTTTACTGCTTCTAATATCACCTTGCTCTCTTCTAAGTTTAGCTAAATCTAATGCTTCTTCATAAGTATCTGCCGCAGCTAAATGATCTTCATAAATATACTCATCGCCAATTTTCTTATTATAATGAGCTTTACCCTCTTTAAAATTTCGTAACAGAGATTCATCATTTTTAGAAGTATATTCATAAATAACTTTAAATTTTTTGTTTGGATTACTTTTAGGCATTGGAAACATTTCAAACTTAGCTCCATATTGTTTTGCCATTCTTTGTAAAGGAGCTACCATCGCTGCAAGTTCTTTTGTTTTTTTATAATTACCATCTTTATCTCTTAACAAAGCTTTACCATCCATTAATCCATAATTAAGTTCATCACCAATCTTTCCAATTTGGTCTGAAGCCATCTTAACTCCTTTATTCATCGGACTAGGTACAATAGAGATTGCATTAATTTTTCTTTCCGCCATCGTACGTAATAAATTTTTAACTGCATAGTCTGGCCACGCTTTAGCTAGAGGTGCTGCAGTTGTTGCACTAAGAGGTTCTTTTTGTAAAAATTTACCGATCGATTGTTTTTCTAATTGACCAATCTCATAATTGACTCTTGCAAGTTCTTGTTGTTGTTTTCTAGTTAGTCCTGCAATCCCTCTACCAATTTCTTGATAAGGAGCTATTTGATCTAATAATTTTTTTCTTTCATTTCTTAAAATGTTTAAAGGTGCATCTACGTTAAAAGGATTTATTTTATTTTTAAAATAATTTGATCTAACATCTGCATCACTAGCAAATTGTTGTGAGTGTAAATCCGTCTGCACTTCTGAAACTCTAATATGTCTTTTACCTGCTCCTAATTTTGGATTTGGTAAATCATCATATCGTATAAAACCAATCTCATTATCAATATAGTGAGGAGGCTCTGAACTATAAAATTTACCTGACTTTGTATTTGGTACTGGTCTACTATAGTAGATAACATCTTCAGTAAAATTTTCTCCAGCGTCCATTTTATATTTATAACCCATACCAGCTTTATAAGCTGGGTAAAAATTATTATGATTAGCTTTATCTCTTCTAAGATTAAAAAAATCTCTATTAATAGGAAGTTCTTTACTGTATCTATTGTAATCTCCTGTTATTCGATTAAATTTAACTAATAGATCTTGAAAAGGTTTAGGATCTGTTTTTAATGCTTTAGGTAATTGAATTAAAGATTCTTGAACTCTTTTAGTTTTTGCTGCATTTAAACCTTTTCTAGCTTCAAACATAGTTTCTGTTAATTCATCCATCATACCATTCAAATATGAAAATTCGCCTTCAGGAATACCTTCTTTGTTTACTGCTTGAACTGCCTCATTTAATTCTCTTTTAAAAGTAGCCATGTCGCCATCTGGATTGCCTCTAACTCCTAATCGTAATGTTTTTAAATCATTGATCGGAGAGTTCTTAACCATGGTTAATAAAGTTTCTCTATCGACAGGTAAATTATTCTCATCTGCAACTTTTAAGAAACCACCTTTAGGTTCCATGACTTCTTCAAACTTTTGTCTACCTGGTTGTTGTCCTGGCACATCTCTAATTGCTTTCGGTTTTAAAATTCTTTCAAAGCTAACAATGTTTAATTCATCTAACTCATCGGGAGTTACTCTTCTTGAAACTCCTTGTAACCAACCACTATTAATTTTTAAATCATTGGTATTCGCTTGTGCTAACCACT